GGGCGACGTGAACCACACCGGGCTGGTGACGGAGCGGGGAACGGTGATCCACTCAAGCAAGAGCCGGGGATGTGTGGTGGAAACTGAGCTGACGGAAAAGAACGGCTGGAACGGGCTTGGGGTGCATCGGATGATTGCAGTCCAGGACGATAGCGAGGAAGGAGGTGAGACCATGTTTGGCAATGCAACGGTGAACATCACCAGCGGATATCTCAACATCCGCGAGGGCGCAAGCACGCGGTCAAAGATCATCGCCAAGGCCGAGAACGGCGCGCGGGTGAACATCATCCGCGAGGCGGGCGGCACGGGCTGGGTCTTCGGTGCGCTGGAAAGTGGCGAGGCCGGGTACATGTCCAGCGAGTATCTGGTTGAGGATGCGCCGCCGGAAAGTGGAGATCAGGGCGAGACGGGCGGCGAAGCGCCGAACACGACGACCCTGCGCAGGAACGACGGCGTGTATATCACGCTGGCGGGAAAATGGACGATTGCGGAGGATTAACCGATGACCATACAAAAGCTGCTGGACGGCTTGCAAGCGGCTGTCACGACGCACAGCACACTGACGCTCGTGCTGATATACTTAATGCTGAATCTGATTGAGATCTCGCCGATCAAGGTACATCCGCTGTCATGGATATTTCGCGGCCTGCGAAAGGCGCTCGTTGGCTCGTTGGAAGAGCGCATGGGACGGATTGAGGCAAAAAATGACCTTGAATTTGCTAAAATCTCACGCGCCCGCATCCAGCGGTTTTCCGACGAGTGCTATAATAGCGTCAAACACAGCAAAGAGCATTTTGAGCAAGTTTTTGACGACGCGAAGTCCTACGAAATGTACTGTAAAGCACACCCGGAATTTGAGAACCACAAGACGGTTGAAGCCGTCGAAATCATCAAAAACGCTTATCACAAGTGTTTGCAGGAGCGTAAATTTTTGTGACGTTGCCCGGTAAAGACCGGGCAGAAAGGGAACAACATGAAAATTAACTGGATGGTTCGTTTTAAGAACAAAACTTTCCTCGCGTCTTTCCTGGCGCTCATCATTGCCTTTGCCTACAACATGCTTTCCCTCTTCGGCGTAACGCCTTCCGTGCAGCAGGACGCGCTTTTGACTGCCGTCAACGCGATCCTGACGGTGCTGGGCATGATCGGTGTGATTGCCGACCCGACGACCAAGGGCATCAGCGACAGCGCGCAGGCGATGACCTACGACAAGCCCAAGGAGGGATAAGGGAGGCGGTTTTCTGTGCGCCTTGATTTTGACAGGCGCACTAAAGAGGAGATCGCCCGCCGCTGCGGCTTTGACGAGCATGTCCGGCTGGGGCAGGTCTTTGACCTGCTCTGGCGCGGTTACAGCATCGTGCAGATCGGCATGACGCTGGGTATGTCGCCCGCAACCGTCAGCCGCAGCATTCGCGAGATCAAGAGACGGATGTCTGCATCTATACATACAGATGATAACACCCCTGCCTGATGGCAGGGGCTTTTTTTAATGCAAAAAATAAATAAAAATAATTTGCAAAATACTTGACAAGTAAATTAAAATGATGTATAATACAGTCATAAAGAACAAGGAAAACAACCTGATCGGAGGAAATCAAAATGAAGTACAACAAGCAGATTATCATGAAGCGCGCGTGGATCATGGTCAAGAGCTTTGGCCTGAGCCTGAGCGTTGCGCTCAAGGGCGCGTGGGCGCTGGCCAAAGCGCTGCTTGCCGCCGAGAAGGAAGGCAAAGAAAGCGGCTGGAATTACAAAGTCGTTTGCAACGACTGGGTGAAGGGAAGCCACAATCGCACCTATGTTTCCGCGCGCATCTACACCAACGCGTGGAACCGCAAGCGCGATCTTGAGATCGGCTACATCGACAACATGACCGGCGCGCTCGTCGCCGCATAAGAAAGGAGAAAAAATGAAATATTACATTGAATGCACCGTAGACAAAAAAGACCCGCTGACTGGCAGAACGATTGAAACTGACGTTGACCTTTCCTTGCCATATCTGGTGGATGTCGAACCGTCTCAGATGAATGACGAGTGGGCCAAAGCCCGCCTAATCAGCGAGTATTGGCAGGATTTTGACCCCGCAACGCCTGCCCCGCGTATGTGGTGGGAAACCGACAGCGAGAAAGACGAGAACAACGAATCTTATACGCTGCTCGTATATATGGCTACTGATGACGGCGAACCGGATTTTGACAACATGGTTGCGGGCGCGTCTATGAGCGCTTGGGACATCTGGGAGGAGAAAAAGCATGAACATCAAACAGCTGCGCGTCTTGCGCGGATTGAAACAGAAAGAACTGGCAGATAAGATGGGTATATCCGCTCAACAGCTCAACAACTACGAGGGGGGGCAGAGCAACCCCGGCAACAAGATTCTGCCCGCGCTGGCGGACGCGCTGGGCGTTTCGACAGCCTACCTTCGTGGCGACGCCCAGCGGCTGGCTGTCTATGACTGGCAGACCGGGCGCACGGAGGCGCTGCCCATCGTGACGGAGACGGTGATCGACGATTACGGCATTTTCTACCTCGTCGAGCACCCAGATGTGGGCATCATGGCGGTGATCCAGTCTGAGGGCGTACAGTTTACCCTCGCGGATTGGACAGCAGATCAGCCGCTGACTGTCGATGCAATCAGCGGGAAGCAATGGGTTGACAGCCGCGGCGAGGATGCGATCATGTACAAGGGGTTACCGCGCATTCTCGTTGGCGGCGAATTTGGAAGCAAGCAAAGCCGTATCGTCTGAAAAGGGAGAGGAAAATATGATAATCAAAATTTACAAGTCTTACGGTGTGTTGGCGCACGAATACCGTCCTATATATACTTGGAGATGCCCACAAAGCGATATCTATGATGAGATCAGCGTCGATATCCCGAATATTGACGGCGAAAATTGTGATGGCGATCCGCTTGTCAATCTGGGCGATGGGCTTGTTTATCCGCTACAGATGGTGCTTGACAACTGGGGCGACGAACCAGCGCTTGTCTGGTATGACGGCACCTCGCAACGCCACAAAATCCTGAAAGCCTATACCAAACTATAAGACATCCCCGGCCAGAAAGCCGGGGTTTTTTGAAAAATAATCAAATTTGATTTATAAAATGCTTGACAAATAAAACAAAATGATTTATAATATAGCCATAAGAACAAGGAAAACAACCCGACCGACAGGAGGAAGAAACCATGAAAGAAAAGTACAAACAGCAGCTTTCCGGTGCCGCGCTCGAAATCCTCGAACACTCCGGCCTGAGCTTTGCCCTCATGGGCGACAAGATGGCCGTGTCTCCGCGTGACAAAGCCGTCAAGCTACTCAAGGCGCATCCCGCCGAGATGCAGGAGATCAAGGCGGCGCTGATAGCTGAGAAGACTGAAGAACGTGAAACCGCCGAGCGCCGCCAGAATCTCCGTGATGCGATTCCCGGTCTCAAGGAACTCGAAGCGGCGAAGGAAGAACAGGCGGCTTATCGCGAAGCGTTCTCGCGGGCTATGGATAGCGGCGACGGTATCTATCCCGCCAAGCCTAAGAGCGATCCGGCAGAGCTGAGCGCACAATACCCGATGGCAGCCGCGATGCTCCGAGCGGAAAGCTACTCCCGCGCCGCCAACTGCCGCAAAGCCAGCGCAGGCAGAAAAGCCGTCGAGCGCATCCTTGATGGCGAGGACTGGGGAAAGGCCATCAATGACATGGAGACTGAGTGGAACAAGGCGGCAAGCGAACACATGTGGGACTGAGAAATGTCCGATATAAATTATTTAAACTATTTTTGTTTATCGGCGAAAGCTGATAGAAAGGAGCTACATATGTACCACATCCTCGAATCTGATCTCCCTGAGCTGCATGGGACACCGAAGCAAGTTGAATGGGCATCTGATTTGCGCAGAAGAACTCTGATCTCTTCGAACGCGCTGATCGACGAAACCGCGAGCGAGACCATCAAATCAGGATGTAGAAAATCCATTGTCTATTTCGTCAGCAATGCACGTAGTTGCGATCCCGATGAAATATACGAGGAAGTTGAGACGACTATCGCTAAGGAGAAAGGAATCTCTGAAGAGGATGTAGACGTCGAAGATATGAATGCGGAAATCAATAAAATAGCTTCCGACCTAATCTTGACAAAAAATTCCGCACAATGGTGGATTGAAAAAGCACGTTGAGAAAGACAAAAAACTGACGCGAAACCGAATACAAAACGACGCGTATCTGATAGGTGCGCGTTATTTTTTTATGCAAAAATGGGAGCAGAAGCAGGTGAGAGTGCGTGTTTGTTCCATTCAATCCAAACCCTTTTCGGTCTCGTGTTGGTGACTGCGCGATTAGAGCGGTAAGCAAAGCGACGGGGCAGACGTGGGAAAGCGTATTCGTCGCGCTTTGCCTTGACGGTTTCTGTGCTGGGGATATGCCGAACGCAAATCACGTCTGGGGCACGTATCTTCGGCGCAAAGGCTTCAAACGTCACAACATCCCGGAGACATGCCCGGACTGCTATACGGTTTCGGACTTCTGCCGAGACTTTCCGCGCGGCGTTTATGTTTTGGCGACAAATGGACACGTTCTCGCGGTCGTAGACGGTGATTGGTATGACACATGGGACAGTGGCGGCGAAACGCCCCTTTACTACTGGGAGGGATGATTTATGGCCTATCCGATTCAAGGTTGGCAGCAGCCATACGGCGGTTATTACCCACCTATGCAAGACCAACTCGCGCAGCTCAGATCACAGCCGTACATGCCGCAGCAACCAGCGCAGCAAGCGTCAGCTCAAAATAGCGGCGGAATCATCTGGGTGCAGGGCGAAGCGGCGGCGAAAAGCTACCCGGTCAGCCCCGGAAGCGGCGTTCTGCTGATGGACAGCGAATCCTTGACGTTTTATCTCAAATCTGCGGACGCAAGCGGTATGCCGTCGATGCGAATCTTTGACTACACCGAGAGAACAGCACCGAGGCAAGCCGAGCCTTCCGTACAATCAGCCGAGTATGTAACCCGCGACGACTTCAACGCGCTCGTGGCGCGAGTCGATGCGCTGGCAAAAAAGCCGAGCAGGAAAAAGGAGGATGCAGCCGATGAGCAACCCGCTGTTTAATGCGATGCAGGGTATGTCTGGGAATCTGCCCGGACAGATGGGACAGTTTCAGCAGATGGCGCAGGAGTTCAAACGGTTCAAGGCTGAATTTAGAGGCGATCCGCAGCAAGAGGTTCAGCACCTACTCAACAGCGGCAAAATGACGCAGCAGCAGTTTAATCAGCTCTACGGCATCGCCCGCCAGTTCCAAAGCCTTTTTGAAGGTCTCTAACGGCTAAATCCGTGCGCACGGTTAGCGATAAAAACGAAAGGACGTGTGAAAATGTCTTTGACAACCTCTGAAATGACCCCCGCCGATATCGCGGCGGTAACGGGCGGAAATCGCAACAACGGCGGCATGTTTGGAGACGGGAACGGCGCATGGTGGATCATCGTTCTGTTCCTCTTCATGTTCTGCGGCTGGGGCGGCATGGGCTGGGGCGGCGGCTTCGGCAACAACGGCGCTAATTCTCCGGGCTTCCAGGGCTACGCGACCCGCGCGGACATCAATGAAGGCTTTGCCATCAATGGCATTGACAACGGCATCCGTGCCATCCAGAACGGGCTTTGTGACAGCACCTACGCCATCACCAACGCCGTCAACGGCGGTTTCAGCGCGGCGGAGCTTTCCCGCGCCAACCAGCAGGCGGCGCTCATGCAGCAGCTCTTTACGATGCAGATGCAGCAAGCGAACTGCTGCTGCGAGACGCGCGAAGCGATTCAGGGCGTGAATTATAACCTTGCTACTCAGGCTTGCGACACGCGCAACCAGATGCAGCAGGGCTTCTGCGCCATCCAGAACACGCTTAACAGCAACACCCGCGACGTAATCGACAACCAGAACGCCAACAGCCGCGCGATTCTCGACTTCCTGACGCAGGACAAGATCGCGACGTTGCAGGCGGAAAACACCGATCTTCGCCGCGCCGCGTCGCAGGAGCGTCAGTCGGCGCTGCTGACCACGGAGATGGGAGCGCAGACTGCGCAGATCATCAACGCGCTGCGTCAGCCTGTCGCCGTCCCTGCGTATCAGGTGCCGAACCCCTACACGGGCGGTTACGGTTACGGCTGCGCTGCTAACGCCGGTTGTGGCTGTTAAAATCGCATAAGAGATGCAACTGCTCGGCGTGACCGAGCTGTTCAGCCCTGAGCTGATTCTGCAACGACGGCGGGGCGAATGTGTCCCGCCGTTTCTTATGAAAGGAGAAATTTATGGCTGAGTATACCAACGCCAGCACGGCACTTGTCGCGGCTGGCCAGAATCTACCGCTGACCGAAACGCCGATTTGCGGCTCTCCGTGCATCGTCCATCGAGAGGGCGCGGGAATCGTAACCCTTCGCGGCATGACAAACCAGTGCCGAGCACGGTACTTTGTGGACTTCGCCGGGAACATCGCCATCCCGACGGGCGGAACGGTTGAAGCGATCTCCGTTGCGCTGACGATAAACGGCGAGACGCTGAATAGCGCCGTCGCTATCGTCACCCCTGCGGCGGTCGAGAACTATTTTAATGTTTCCGTCTCTGCATTTGTCGATGTGCCGCGTGGATGCTGCGTAACCGTCGCACTGAAAAACACCAGTGCGCAAGCGATTGACGTTGCCAACGCAAACCTGATCGTCACGCGGCAGGCGTGAGAAAGGAGCAAAAAATGAGCATGAAAGCGATGCGCGACTTGCGCGATATGCTTTGCGATGAGCTGGACAAAATCGCCGCCAAGCGCGACATGAACCCCGGCGACCTCGAAACCGTTCACAAGCTGACCGACACCATCAAGAATATTGACAAAATCGAAATCCTTGAGGACGAAGGGTACAGCAACAGCGCGGAGTGGCGCGCTGACGTGCGCGGAAGCTACGGGCGAAACGACCGGCGCGGTGAGCATTATGTGCGCGGGCATTACAGCCGCGACGACGGGCGCGAAAGCATGATGCGCAAGATGGAAGAGATCATGCGCGACGCGACCGGCGAACAGCGCGAAATCATCCGCCGCGCGATGGACGAGCTGCGCAACGCCTGACGGGCGGTGAGCGGCATTGATCGACCTGAAAGAGATCGACGAAACCATCACCAAGATCAAGCGCGAAGGGACGAGCGTGAAAGACGCTGAACGCCTGGCGGTGCTATACGGTCTTCGGGCGCACATGGCAAGCGAATCCGTGCAGGATGTGAGGGAAGCGCCTGTTTCGGCGTACTCGATGGCGGCAGAGCCGGAAAGCGAGTTCCGCGCTGCGTGTGCAGGCTTGTCATCTGCTGAACTCATCGATGCGCTGGAAGATACGATTCAGGGCTTGCAGATCGTCGCGCCGAAGGCATACGCGGCGGCAATCCGGAAGCTGAAAGCATCTCGAAACTAGCTGTTTTTGGCATGATTTCACACGAAATTTCACACGAAGAACAAAAAAGCTAGTAAATACAACAGGAATAAATGGGTTCAAGTCCCATCTACCGCACCAAACAGGAAATCCAGAGGCCACAAAGGTTTCTGGATTTTTTCTTTTGTCGTCTATTTTATTCAGTGTAAATTATTACTCGTTTCGTGTATCGCCTTTCCCGTTTCGTGTGAACTTTTGCAAAATCATTTCACACGGAATTTCACACGGGCTTTTTGATGGATTCGTAGAGTGCCGCCGTCCCTGCGGCCAGCTCGGCGTTTACGGATTCTTGCCGCTCACGGAAAAGCTCAACGTACACCTGATGCGAGAAAGCGGAAGTTGAATGACCCATGACGCGGGCAAGCTCTTCCTCGGACGCGCCGGAGTAGGCGACGGACGTTGCGAAGAAGTGGCGCAGATCGTAAAAGCGCATCTTTTCGGGAAGACCAAGCGCCGCCCTGCATTTTTTCCAACGGTAGTCAACGAGGTTCGGCTTTAGTGTCAGTATTTGGGCATGGTCAGCGCCTCGCGGCTTGCAGTCGTACAGATTTTGGAAAAAAGACCAGTCGAGACGAAGCGCGCGCTCTCCTGCATCTGTCTTTGTGACGTTTTTCCTGACGTATGAGCGGGATTCATCGCGCACTGTGGCCTTGTCGATGCTTAAAAGCCCCATCTTGTACGCTTTCCCGTCTCTGCTGATTGCGGAAACAGGTTCAGCGGACAGATCGCCCCACGTCAAAGCATACGCCTCAGAAGGGCGCAAGCCCGCGCTCACAATGAAGCAACAATAAAGGTAGAAATCTGTTTCCCAATGCTCTTTAGCATAGGTCAGCACGTCTCGCGCCCAGCCTTCGGAAAAAAGCTGCTTCTTCGACTTCTTCCTTTTGGCTATGACAATCCCGGACAAATTCAAATCAGGCGCATATTTGCCCAAAACAGAGCGCAGAAAGTAAAACTCATTCCGAACCGTTTTCACAGCATGATCTTTAGCTCTTGCGTCAATCGCTTTTTGGATATCCCGCTCTGTGATTTGATCCAGGCGTAAAGAGACAAGCGATGGGAAGCTGTTTTCCCGTATCGAGACATACGCCGGAATCGTAGACGGCGAATAGCCTTGCACCCGGCAAGTATCTATAAACTCGTCCATTGCCTGACCGAGTGTCAGCGTTTGCTTCTTCTTCCGCTTGTGATCGGCAGCAGCGACGGCGGCAAGGCGTTCAGATTCACGGGCGGTCGATGCGGTAAAGGATTCAACGATTGGCTTTCCTGCTGCATCCCTGCCGAGGTAAACCTGTGTTCGCCAGTTGCCGGACGGAAGTTTCTTTGCCTTTGCCATAAAAATCCCCCTTTTGATAATTATTTGATAGTATATTCCTCAAAAATCGGCATATGATAAAAAAAGAAAGGCGGTGAACGCATGAAAGACGTGAATCGGATGTTTGCATTGTGTGTCCCGGAGTGGATGGTCGAGGACGAAGAAACCAAGGCGGAGGAAAACGCGATTGTGCTTGCAATCGTCGAGAATCTGCGGACATGCCTGAAAGGCTTACCCAGTGAACTGACGCAGGATCAGAAAAGAATCGCTTTTGAAAGGGCGGTCAAACTTTTCAAAGCGGAAAACTGTTTCAACGTTCCGAACGCGACGGATTACAGGTTTGGGTTGGGGTTCGGTTTTGCATCGACTACCCCATGCTGCGGAAAAGCCGAATAAACCAAAAGGACGCGCCCATCAGGACGCGCCTTTTTTGTCGCTCAGCGCGACCTGATGTTTTGCCGACATCGGCAAAACATCGCTTGTTTTTGTTCCGAGCGATTAGAAACCAAGCCCCTTGTAGGTGGAGAAATCCAACGTGCCGGACGTTGAGACGATATCCCCATCTTCGAGGGAGAGTTTGCCGATTACCGGGTCTGTGCTTGTCAGATGATATGCGGATTCAAAGCCGTTTACATAAAGCGTCACCATGGCGCTTTTTACGCTGTTTGTGATCGTGTAATCTCCGGCGGGGATATCACTTCCAACGGTGTATTCACCAGCGGGGACAGATACGCACTTAAATTCTTCACGGCTTACAACTTCTTCGAGGATTTGGCTCTGTAAATCGACAAGCTCATCAAAGGACATACTCTTCAGATCAACTTCGGCCATTGCGACTCCGGCAGATAACATCATGCCCGCCAATACGATAGCAAGTTTCTTTTTCACGACTGAATCCCTCCATTTTCTTTATTCAGAATCTTTCCGATTCTAACATAACCGATAAAGCCCAAAATGATTTCCGGGATGCAAAGTTCAGCGTACATGGTAAACATCACGGCGGCGACGCAAAACATGATTGCGGCAGTCAGCGCCATTCCGCGCTTATTATTAAAGAAGGCAATCCATGCAAAAATTGAACCCAGCACGCACATCAGCATGTGGGGAGTTACCATCATCGTGGCGATAGAGCCGCCAATCGAACCAGCCGCAGTATCTGCAAAATACGCCAACAGATAAATCGAGTACAGCGTTCCAAGCGCGGCACAAAGGAACTCAGTTTTTGACCTTCTCATTGTTTTAGCCCTTCCTTTATTCTTTTTTTGTGCATTTGTGCATAAAATCAATCATAACGACTGTGGAGGTGCGTCATGATTATTGTCATCATCATCTATCCGAAGCCGACAAAACAAATTTTCGTCATGCCGCCGCCGGAGAGGGTAAGCAACAAACCAAATTGAACCGTTTGCGTCAGCACGTTTGCGCGTGACTATTAGACGAGGTGATTACTATGCAAACAACAAAAGCTGAGGCAAAAAAGGTAAAAATGATTTTGAATGATCGGGAATATCGTTCGTTGTTGCTTTTTAGGACGCTGACCCCTGGCCAGCAAAAGTATTTTCTGACTTTGGAAAGCCGTATATCAAAAGTTCATCCGAAAGCCGACGACCTTCATCTGATGAAGCCCTAAAATTCATTAAGTGTCGGTATTCTTCATCCGAAAGCTCGCATGTATGACATGTGGGCTTTTTTGTGTCTTTTGGGTTATCGGTCAAAAGATAATCGATGGTAACGCCGAAACAATCTGCGATTTTTCGCAGCATTGCAATATCCGGTTCAGCTTTGCCATTCTCATACAGGCTTATCGTCGATTCAGAAACGCCCATCAGGTTTCCGAGCTGCTTCATGGTCATTCCAGCAGCCTTGCGCAATGCACGAATATTATTAGTCATATGCTGAAATCTCCTTTTTTTATTATTATAAACTTGATTTTTCCTCAAGTAAATAGGCTTGAAAAAAACTCAAGAAAATTACTAAAAACGCTTGACTATTGCTCAAGGATGATGTATACTTGAGTAAAGTTAAAGAAAAAGGAGGTTACAGCTTGAGATTAAAGCAAGTGCTTGAAAAATATGGACTGTCGCAAAAAGATTTGGCGCAAATGCTGGGTTTAACTGAATCCGCTGTTAGCCGAATCGTCAGCGGCGAGATTGAATTGCGCATCAAGCACGCAAAAGTCATAGGAAAGCGGTTGGGGTTTGATTGGAAGCAGTTGTATCCCGACAAGTAAGGAGGTTTGACCATGAAAAAGCGCCAGCGGAATTGGGACGCGGAAGACGATCTCTTCCGGCGGCAGGTTGGTCAGCTCTGCGGCGTGTCCGGCATGAGCAAGACCGAGCTGGCGCTGAACCTCGGCGTCTCCACAAAGACGCTGTACAACCGGATCAACCACCCGGAAACGCTGACCAAGCTGGAAGAACGCAGGTTGTACGAGCTGATGCAGGCCGAAGGGCTTGAGTATCAGGCAGGGTTTGACGGCGTGGCGTTGCCGCGCTTGAGAATCGCAAGGTAAAAAAAGAACCGCCCGTGCAGCAACACGAGCGGAAGCCAATGGAAAATTTAAACCATATCTATTATAGCACGGAAAGGATGAAATATCAATGCTTAAAGCGCAGTTTATCGGATTCTTCGCCCGGCTGCTTGAAGGGCTGGGCATGGTGCTTGCGTATGCGCTGGCGGTTGGCGTGGTTGGTGCGGCGCTGCTGCTGGTGTGCTGCATCCTCGCGGAAATGGACAAGGACAAGGAGGGAAAGAAGGATGTGTGATATCTGCCACAGCTTCCCGTGCCTGAGCGGTTGTCCGAACGCTGAACCCGATGTGCCTGTATGTCAGTGCAGCAGGTGCAAGACTGCGATCTATGAGGGCAATAAAATCGCGGAGATCGGCAACAAGATTTTGTGCGAGGATTGCGCCGACAGCATCAGCACGACAGAGTGGCTTGAGCTGCTCGGCACCGGATGGACGTTTGCGGAGGCGATTTGAAAATGAAAGAAATCTACACCGTGTACAAGGACACACGCAACATGAGCCGCGCAGAATGGCTCGCGGCTCGAAAAGCCGGCATCGGTGGAAGTGATGCGGCCGCGATCATCGGTTTGAACCCGTTCTCGTCGCCGCTCACGGTCTGGGCGGATAAGACCAGTGCGGACGAGCCCCAGGAAGAGAGCGAGAGCGAGGCGATCTGGCTCGGCAACGTGCTGGAAGACCATGTAGCGAGGCGATACGCTGAAGAGAGCGGCCTGAACATCGTCAGATGCAATCAGATGATGCGGAGCATCGAACACCCGTTTATGCTGGCAAACATCGACCGCCGCGTAAAGGGCAAGCGGATCGGCGTTGAGATCAAGACGACATCCTCTTTCGCAAAGACAGATTTTGCCGGAGGGGACATCAACCCGTGGTACTACGCGCAGTGCATGCACTACCTCGCGGTTACGGGATGGGATGAGTGGAAGCTCGTGGTTCTGGTCATCGGGCGCGGGATGTACACATACAGCTTCAAGCGCAAGGAGAACGAAGACCAGATCAAGGCGCTCATCTCCGCCGAGGACTACTTTTGGCGCGAGTACGTTTTACATGGCAAATGCCCGCCCGTTGACGGAAGCAAGGCGGCGGAGGAAATCCTAGCCAAGCGTTATCCCGTATCTGACGGCTCGACCATCACGCTTGACTGTGACGATGCAATCAGTCAGTACATGACGCTGACGAGCAAAATCAAAGAGCTTGAGGGGGATAAAGCCCTGTATGAGCAGCGTATCAAGGAGTGCATGGGCGAATCTGAGCGCGGAGAAAGCGCGAACTACATCGTAAGCTGGAAAAACAGCAGCCCGAGAAAGACCATCGACACCAAGCGGCTCACGGAAGAGCACCCCGAAATTGTTGACAGATACATCAAGATTGGCGCACCTACGCGCCGATTCATGGTCAAGGAGGCATAAAAAATGGAAAGACAGGCAAGGAACACGGCGGGAATCATCACAAACGCAACCGCAAGCCGCGCACCCGTCGCGGCGACCACGACCGCACCCGTTGCGGCGAGAACCGTCAACCAAATTCTGAACGGCATGTTCGACTCCGAGGGCTACAAAAAACGCTTGAACGATTTGCTGGGTGATCGGGCGCCGCAATTTATCTCGGCGGTCATCACGCTTTGCAATGCGGATGCAAACCTGACGGCGGCGGTTCGCCAAGCCCCTCAGACGGTCATTCAGGCGGCACTCAAAGCCGCGAGCTATGATCTTCCGGTTGATAACGCGCTCGGTTTCGCCTACATTGTGCCGTTCAACAACAGCAAAAAGACGGATGACGGAAACTGGATCAAGATTCCGGAAGCGCAGTTCATTCTCGGCTACAAAGGCATGATTCAGCTCGCACTCCGAACCGGAGCATACAAGCGGCTGAACGTCATGGATGTACGCGAAGGGGAGCTGATCTCCTGCGACAGATTGACCGAAGACTTTGAGTTCCACTGGGAACAGGACGAGGCGGAGCGCGAGAAACTGCCGATTATCGGCTATGTTGGATACTATCGCCTTGTAAACGGCACGGAAAAGACGGTATACATGAGCGTTCAGCAGATCGAGGCGCACGAAGCAAAAAACCGCAAGGGAAAGAATCAGGGCAAAGGCTGGCGCGATGACTGGGACGCTATGGCGCGGAAAACCGTCATGCGCCGCTTGCTCGGACGCTGGGGCGTTATGTCCATCGACTACAAGAGCGCATCGCCCGCCGCGCTGAAAGCGGCGCACGATATAAGCGCAGGTCTGGTCGATGATGAATCCCCGCTACCTGATGGCATCGTAGATGTGACGGACACGGGAGCGGCGCATGACGCGCCGGAGAACGCGCCCGAAGACAAGGAGCAATAAAACCGCAAGGGCTAAACCCTTGCGCATGGTGCGCAGCTCAGGAGAGCGGCTTCAAGGCGGCAAGCAGCGCCAAGAAGAAGGGACGGGTCGATACCACCGCGCACCGAACAGAAGAAGTTTTGGTAAGTCAAGCACGAAGGAACTGCTTGAAACGGTGAAAGCTCCAACAGAAGGGAGGATGGCGGAGCAAGGGCAAATTATGATCATACTGGCTGCTCGGAAAGACGGGCACCGCACATTTCATTTCTGGCGCTTTGGAAAGACAAAGAACGTGTCCTTTAGCATCGACAGATCGGAAAGACGATCAACAAAATTGACAGCCGGAGAGACGGCAGAAAGACAAAACTGTTTTTCACATCTGACGGCGGGAAAGACCGCGCACCATTTTTTCTGGCAGCCGGAAAGACGGCAAATAAAAGACGTTTCACAGACAGCCTAGCCGCCGGGGCAAAACGGCGGCACTTATGGCAAGCATGGAAGGCATCGCGCGGGTGCAACACCCCCCCTATTCGTCAAGGTTTCTTCCTTTCCTTCCCTCCTCATACAAAATTAACGCGAAGCACCTTGTCCGCGCCGCCCGGTTCGATTCCGGGGCTTGCCGCCATTTACTTTAAGTAGAAAGGGGAAAAAGAATGCTGGATTATCTGAAGGTTTTCCCGGACATCGAAGTCCTTCTCAAACGATATGATGACGCACAGCGCGGACGGCTTTTTATGGCCATGATGGCCTATGCCTACCGTGGAGAGTTGCCGACGTTTGGCGAGAACGCGCCGGAATGGTATGTCTGGGACACGCTTCAATTCAAAATCGACCAGTGCGCTGAATCCTTGGAAGCAAAGAAAGCAAGCGGGAAGAAAGGCGGAAGTGCCAAGCAACCGGAAGCAGACGAAAGCACATTGAAGCAAAGCCAAGCAAAGCCAAGCAAAGCCAAGCAACCGGAAGCAAACGAAAGCAACGCCAAGCAAAACGCATATATACAAGAACAAGAACAAGTAAAAGAACAAGAAAAGAATATTGGTGGTGGTTACGTAACCCCAAACCCCTACGACGACGTGACGGACGACGAACTGCGGCGAATGCGGGAAGAACAGGCAGACGTGGAGGCTGCTGCAAAGCGCATGGGTTTACCCGCCAGTGCTTCGGGCGACTTTGACGCGATGGACAGACTCAGAGCTGAATACGGAGCTGAAAATCTGCTGAAAGCCATAAACAAAACTCAAGGAGCGACAGAAAAAAGCCGATGTTGGCGGTATGTCGAGGGCATTCTTCGCAAGGAGAAAGAGCGAGGATACACGTGGGCGGACAAGCCGCCTGACAGCGTGGGAGGAATGAGCTATGGACGATCCGTACCAAAGTCTCACCAAAGAGATCTCTGAGCGCGAATTCTGCGGCGCAATCATCAAGGGCGACACAAAGGCAAGCGATTCCGGGCTTAAAGCCGAATGGTTCACAATCCCGTTCTGCCGACGAATTTTTGAGGCCGCGCTTGCGCTTGAGAGGCAAGGTCGTCCATGCGATATCCCGACGCTTGAAGGCGTGATTTCTGACGACGACCTTGAACAGGCTATCGTCGTCGCCACAGAAACCGTCACAACGGCGCTTGCCGAACAGCAGGCACGGAATATCCGGGAAGCAGCAATGCGAAAAGCGCTTATCAAGACGTGCCTGGATACAGTCAAGAGCGCGAACGATGGCGAGATATCCACGTCAGAACTGCTTAACGGCGCTGTGGTGCGCTTGAACGAACTTAGCGGACAAACAGACGACGGAGACATTATCAGCGGCACAGACGCGCTTTGCGGCTTTTATACACGGCTCACGAGCGGAGCGGTTGAACCCATCGCAAAGACAGGATTTCCGAAGCTCGATCAATCCTTGCTGATTGCGGGCGGAAAGCTGATCGTCGTCGGCGCACGGCCTTCCGTCGGCAAGTCTGCGCTCCTGCTGCATATGGCCGTTCGAGCGCTGGACGCAGGCAGAAAAATCCTGTTGGTATCTTGCGAGATGGGCGCGGACGAGGTCGTCGGGCGTGTTGTGGCACAGAAAAGTGGCGTCTCGGTGGACAAAATCGAACGCCACGACCTGACGGAAGACGAGATCATCAAAGTCGCTGACAGCTTTGCAGAAATCCCGTCAGAGAGGTTCTGCATCAGCGAACGGGCACGAACCGTGCAAGATATCCGCCGAATGGCGCTGAGGACGCGAGCACATGGCGGGCTTGATTTGATCGTGGCTGATTACTTGCAGCTGCTTGATGCAGGACAGAAGACAAACAACCGCGCGGAAGCAGTCGGAGTTGTCACAAGAGGGCTAAAGGCGCTTGCGATGGAGCTAAAAATCCCGGTTTTGACCGCTTCACAGCTCAACCGCGCGAGCGAGCGGAACGACGAGCCGAAACTGTCAGACCTCAGCGAATCCGGCAGCATCGAGCAGGACGCAGACGCGGTACTCCTGCTGCATGCGCCGAACGACAAGGACGACCCTGAAAGGAAGCTGTTTCTGGACAAAAATCGGGGCGGTCGATGTGGAAGGATTACGCTGTATTTTGACGGCGCAACGATGCGATTCACGGAAATGCAAGGAGGTTAAGCGTGAAAAAGCAAGTACCAACTGAATCCGAAGAGCAGAAGACCCTTTTCCGTTGGGCGGAGATGCAGAGCGGGAAATACCCAGAGCTTGCGCTGATGTTCCATATCCCCAACGAGGGGAAACGAAGTTGGATGACGGGCGGCAGAATGAAAGCTGAGGGACTGAAAAGCGGAGTGCCTGACATCTTCCTGCCCGTCCCGCGCGGAGCGTTTCACGGGCTTTTTGTCGAGATGAAACGAACGAAGGGCGGAACGGTCAGCGATTGTCAAAAGCTATGGCTGCATGACTTGCAAAAACAAGGCTATTGCGCGGCAGTGTGCCGGGGATGGTGCGAAGCTGCGGAATATATAAAAAAATACTTGGAGGGAAAAGCGTGAACAAGGTTTTTCTGATCGGCAATCTGACCAGCGACCCGGAAATGCGATCCACGCAATCCGGCGTTGCGGTCTGCAACTTCTCGATTGCGGTGAACCGCCGCTTTCGCAACGCGCAGACCGATCAGCAGGAAACGGATTTTCTGAACGTCATCGCGTGGCGGCAGTTGGCCGAGCTGTGCGGCAAGTATCTTGCCAAAGGGCGCAAGGTTGCCGTGACGGGCAGCATCCAGACCCGAACCTACGAGGCGAAGGACGGAAGCAAGCGGACGGCGTGGGATATCGTCGCCGACGAGGTGGAGTTCTTGGCGCCGCAGAATCAGCAGAGCAGCACACAGAGCGCGCCGGGGGCATACACGACGGCGGCGAGCAAAGACGGCGGGACGGCCTATGCGCCGCAACCGCACAATGATTTTGGCGGATTCACGCAGGTGGACGACGAAGAACTGCCGTTTTGATGGAGGAAAAGAACATGCTGAACGAATTGCGAAATATAATTTACGATGACGCGGTGAAACATGGGCTGTGGGATGGGGGCTATCTCTGTAAAACGCTGATGAGCAACGATTGTTTGCGGGATTCCGGCATTTTGCAGATTTACAAGATTGTAAACACCGAGAAAGAGGCAAAGCGAGTTAATGCAACGCTGCGCGTATTTCTGGAAAATCAAGAGCTTTTAGAATCGGTGCTTGAGGAAGATCACTTCACCGAGGAACTGGCGGACGTTATCATCACGGCGCTGTCTGCCGCCGGGTATCTGGGCATCGACATTGACAAGGCGGTGCGGGAGAAGATGGAGATCAACCGAGGGAGAGAGTGGAGGCATGGGAAATGACAGCAAAAGAAAGAATACGCATGATTGCGCTGGAAGTGCAAGAGTTGTCTGAAGCCGTTGAACACTATAAACCGGGATGGGGATGCTATGGGCGAAAAACCCACTCCAAGGAGGCTATCAAGCGCGGCGTGAAACAGGTTAGAGCGCATCTTCTAGAGTTGGTGGATGATTTGGACGCGATGGAGGATAACTAAATGACGCTGGGCAGCCTGTTTGACGGATCTGGCACTTGCCCGCTAGCGGCGACACTTTGCGGGATTACGCCCATCTGGGCCAGCGAGATTGAGCCGTACCCCATCCGCGTAACAAAAAAGAATTTCCCCGAGATGCAGCATCTCGGGGACATCACGCAGATCAACGGCGCGGAGATCGAGCCGGTGGATATCGTTGCATTCGGCTCGCCTTGTCAGGGTTTGAGTGCTGCCGGAGCGCAAAAAGGCATATTCGACGACGACCGGAGCAATCTGTTTTTTGAGGCGATCCGAGTAATCAAAGAAATGAGGGTCGATACACATGGGAAATACCCACGCTATGCCGTCTGGGAAAACGTGCCGGGAGCGTTTTCTTCCAATAAGGGACGAGACTTCCTCGCTGTCCTTCGGGCGTTTGTCGAAGCCGCAGGAGGGCGAGATGCTGATGTGCCTGAACCTGCGAGAAAAGGCAGAACAGGCCGACTTGCTTGGCGAAACGCCGGCTGCATCGTGGTAGAGGGCTATTCGATTGCCTGGCGAGTGCTGGACGCCAAATACTGGGGAGTCCCCCAGCGTCGTAAGAGAATCTACCTTGTCGCAGATTTTGGAGGACAACGCGCCGGAGAGATACTCTTTAAGCGCGATGGCTTGCGAGGGGATTTTGCGCAGAGCCGAGCGGCGTGGAAAGAAACTGCCACCGATGCTGTGGGAAGCCTTGGTGGAAGTTGTGGAGCGGTCTATGCCATGCAATGCAACGGAATTGACCGAGCAGACACAGCAGGATGCAATGGCAAAGGCTGGCGCAAAAATGTCTGCTACACGTTAAACACAGTTGACCGTCCGGCGGTCGTATACTCCGCTGACTGCCGCAACATGCGGCTAAACGAGGAAATCAGCGGAACACTGCAAGCCAAAGGAAATGGCGGGTACAGCTTAAATTATCAAAACCCGGTCGTATATCAAAACCCAAAGCGTGGAGAGTATGTCGAAAGCGAAATCGGGTCAACGCTGCTTGCGCACTTAGCCGTCGAGCCAAGGGATATTGTCGTTTACGACGCACGGGGTAACGGCGATGGGCAGATTGTACCGACGTTGACCGGAGATCACGAAAGTCGTGTGACGGATTACACAGCACTGGCGGTTTTTCTCGAAAAATTGCGGCGCTACTTTGTCAGGAGACTTACGCCGCTTGAATGCTGCCGACTGCAGGGCTTCCCCGACTGGTGGGAGGACGGCGTGGACGGAAGCGACAGCGCGAGATACAAGATGTGGGGCAACGGCATGGCATTGCCGTGCGTGCTATATGTGATGGAGGGGATAGTCGATGAAATGTAAGTGGTACGCCGAGTTTGAAGGCGTTTGCACCAATGGCGAGTGTCCGTATCGCGGCGATACATGCCCGACAAGCGAGTACCCGGAGGCGTGTAAGTTCGGGGGAATCAAATACGGAGTGTCGGAACTGGTGAAAATCCTGCGATGCAGCGCAGGCGACGATTATAATTGCGCCGCCTGTACTGCGAATTTGGAAAATAAGCAAATCGGCAAGCCGCCGACATGCTGGAAAAGCTGGCGGCGGAGAAGGACGCGCAGAAGCCGGAGCGGATCAGCGTCAAGAACAGGCCGCCGGAGAAAAAACATGAAGCATACCTTTGTGGTCTTGATAGCTGCTTGCTTTCGGGCGGCCAGTATATTGACGACATACGCGTATTTTATGGCGACGGGAAATGGGAGGAACGACCCGGTCACTCACTGGATGCCGCTGCCGGAGCCGCCAAAGGAGGAAAAAATCCATGAATGAGAATCAAAAGAAATCCGTTTTCGATTTGCCGAAGATGGTGACGGACAACCCGAAAGGCAATTTCGAGGTGATGCTCAATTTGGTCTACGGGAAAGACGGGTGGAGCTACATCCGTTACAGTGATGATGGCGCGGATGGTATGCCTATTACGGATTTCTGCTTCAAAAAGCTTTGCCCGAAGTTTGGATGTTCGGCATTTGCAGACCAGACCATGACCGACGAGGAAAAGGACGAGCTTCTCTTTAATTGTGTCTTTGATAACTGCCCTGTTGCAACGGTATACGCGGCGCTCAGCGGATATGGGCATCTGCGTGACAGGCTACGGAAGCACGAGGACGCAATAACGAACAGGGTGCTGCCGCTGCCAGAGCTGCCGAAGGAGGAAAAGCAATGAGCGAATATTATTCGGATGAGGAGTTCCCGACTTTCAGCGATCCTGAGACGTACGAAGCGTTCCGACAGTTTGCCGAAAAATGGAGGCGCAGCACTTTTGAAGAACTGCAATTTCAGGTTAAAAATCTCCAAAATGAGAACGATTGTCTCAGAGCTCAGATTAAAGAACTAGATATTATCAAGAAAAATTGGGACGAAAAGATTAAAGAAATTCGGCACACCCGGCTCAAAGAGCTTTTGAAAGATGTTCAGAAATGCGCGTATCTTGTTGATTGCAAATACGAATACTCGCACGTTAAATGTGACAAGTGCGACGACGAGAGGAAAATCCATTTTAAATCACCGTCTGGGAAAGAACTTACAGAACCTTGTTCTTGCTCTTGCAAAGTACTACGTTATTTTCTGCGCGAAATTCCGCTTTATGAAATTGAAACTTGCAGTCATTATGGGGAAGAACGAATATCACCTATCTATATTCTCCAAAAGGGAGAAGATGAAGTCAGATACTCTGTGAAAAATTTCCGGGACGAACTTGACAATGAAGAGATTTTAAAGGGTTACCGTTGGAGACCAGTCTTTTTGAGCAAAGAACGGGCTGAGGATTATGTCAGATTCCAAAATGCAGTGGAGGAAACCCATGATTAATATTTTTAACACAGATGACTTCTGCCTTGTCTGCATCTGCGCAGTGCGCTACTGTCTGGGGCGGCGTACCTACATGCCGTGGAGTGTAATGAGCTTTATCAAGCCGTTCTTGCCGGCGCTGAGCGATAATACGCTGTATGTGATGGCGCGGGATATCGCCGAGGCTGACAATCTGGGAGACGCAGAGATCGACGCGCCGATGTGGGCGGAGTTTCTGGCGGAGATCGAGAAAGAGCGGAAAAGGAGGAAGAACGATGAAAACACCTGACGAGATCAAAAAAGCCATGAGGGTGTGCATTTTGCGAGAATCCTCATGCATGAATGATTGCCCGTATTTTAAATATTTGGAATGCAGAGACATTCTGTATGCTGACGCGCTCGCCTACATCGAACAGCTTGAGAACCGCGTAAAAACCGATAAGGAATAATATAGAAAGTAAAAGTCAGGAGGAAAATTATGAAAAAGGTTTGCACTATTATTTTTGTTTTGATTGTCGCAGTTGTTATCGCTTTTTTCTACGCGGATTCCGCGTCTGCAACGACAATTAAAGAAGGATATGTCGGTATTGTCTTAAATTGGGGTAAGGCTGAAGCTGATGTTTTGACACCCGGCTTCTACGTCATTCCTCCGTGGAAATCGGTAGTCAAAATGGATTGCCGCTGGCAGAAATACGAGGTCGTTTGTTCGGCATTCAGCAAAGATATTCAGCAGGTTGATATCAAAATGACCTGCAATTATAAACTGTCAGAAGATGGAGCTAGACGTATTTATTCACAGGTTGGCGAAGATTACGGCAGTAAAATCATGGAGCCGTGCATCCTGGATGCGGTGAAAGCTGTTTTCTCAAAATATACGGCAGAAGAATTGATTTCTGAACGAGGAATCATTTCTAGCGAAGTTTATGAAACTATTTATTCAAAAATGGAAATCTATGATGTAAAAATCAAAGATGTCGCCATTACGGATATTGATTTTTCTGATGCCTTTACCGACGCAGTGGAAGCTAAACAGGTTGCCACACAGAAGAAACTGCAAACGCAGACCGAACAGGAGCAGCAGACCATCATTGCCGAGGCCGAAGCAGAACGTGAAAAAATTAAGGCACAGGCTGATGCAGAAAAAAAGAAGATCGCGGCTGAGGCCGATGCGGAAGCAGTTAGGATTCAAGCTGACGCAGAAAGTTATCGCCTTGAAGTAGAATCGAAGAACATTACGGATAAAGTCATCCAGAAAGAATACATTAAAAAGTGGAATGGTCAGTTGCCTATTATCAGCGGAGGTAGCGCAACGCCGATTGTGAATATGACCGAATTGTTGAATGGTGAAAAATAACAAGAGGAGATCAATTCATGAATAACACGCCTAAATGCCCGTATTGCGGAGACAGGATGAAAATCCACGTTCTTCCGCATACAACCGAGCAGGAGCAGAAGTTCTTTTCGGCATGGTATCAATGTGTGTCGTGCAAAAGCACATCGCCGCGATTTAAATTTCCCATTTCCTGTGCAACAAGCGAAATCAAGAAAGCAACGCTTGAAGTCGCCTTGTACCGCGTCGAGCCGAAGAACCGCGTGCTGACGCTGGAAGAAGTCAAAAATGCCGAAATGGATACATTCCATAACGTGATGCACTGGCTTGAATTGAAACAGCCGGAGGATTCAGAAATCAGATATGGCGTTCTTGGCGCTTCGATGTTTCTGTTTGACGAAAAAATAGAAGATGATCTTGATGTCATATTTACAGCTGCTGGCATGGGCGAAGAATGCCGTATGAAACAAAAAGAATACTGCAAATATTGGCGTTGCTGGCTGCGCAAGCCGACGAATGAAGAAATGGAGGGAACACCATGGGCGTAACACTTGTATGCGAATACACAAAAAGGAGCATGGATTTAGGCTACATCGGATTTAATCGTCTTCGGCATAAGATTGCCGAACTGGCGGGAGAGCCGTTTTTTAACCATTACACAAAGCTGGATGATCTGATGTTTTCGGATTTCCTGACGTTTGACCTTGAAACCGAACGCTTGATTCGGTCAGGAAAAGTCTCACCGCACGTTATAGTTTTTTGCTTGCAATCGGATTGCGATGGTTACGTCACATGGAGGACATGCCGGAAGCTGCTGAAAATCATCGGCGATTACGACGATGAGCTTGCATACGGCTATGCGGCAAGACCCAACTCCGGCTTCAAGGATTTCAAGCGGGTTTTAGAGGGCTGCGTAAAGCGCAAATGTTCGATGAGGTGGAGATAAGCGGGAAATGGAGGAAACGCCGTGGGAAAGCTGATTCAAGCCATTCGGCAGAAGCGCTGCCGCCACAGATATGTGAAATGTGGGAACTGGTTTCATGAAGGCGGAATGTGGCACCTTTCAGGAAAATGCGCCGCATGCGGGTATGAAGCACTTCATTTATCTTTGGCGGATAAGGAGATCGTGAGGATGCATGAAGAAATGCAAAAAGAACTGAGAAACGGGGAGGCGGACAAGCGATGACTTACGAAAGTTTGAATGATCTTGAGAGCGACTGGTACAAGCTCGGACATTTGGAGATCGTAACCGAAAACGGCAATATGTCGGTTAAAAGCAATAAAGCGCTTACGCCTATGCAGGCGGCGGAAATTCTCGCGTGCGTCTGGAACCAGATTCCCAAGATGGTTGAGGAAATGCGGCTGCTGGCAGGCGATCACGAGCGGATGAGCACGTTCCTGCGCACCATCCAGCAGATTTCCGTGGATTCAATGCGCTGTACTTCCAGAATGATGCGCGTTGAAGACTGGCAGCAGGAGTTGCCGGAGTACATGGAGGCGAGGTGCCGTGAATGACGCGCCATGCCGCGACTGTACGAGCCGCGAGGTCGGCTGTCACGCGGGACGCGAGAGATACAAGGCGTATGCCGACGGACGGAAGCAAGCGCTGGAAAACCGCTACACAGCTTGTATAGAAGGCACGAGCAAAAAGCGCAGTCATGAGCGCTGGTTGGAGTTTCAGCGAAAGGCGCAAAAAGGAGGTTAATAATGCAGTTGACGGAAGTGGACAAGCGCACGCTACTTGACACGCGGAAAAAGCGCAAGGCGTATATGAGGACGGAGGAAGCCTACGAGGAAGAAAAAGACGCCTATCTGACGGCGCAAAAGCTCACGGGCATGCCGTCCGGCTCGTCCAGCGGTGAAGGGCTTGAGGCCTATGTCATACGACGTGACAAGGCTTTCGAGGCACTGCAAGCCGCGAGCATGGCCTATCTTACGGCAATTTCAGCGGCGCTTGAGGTGATCGACAAGATTGTGCTGCAAATCGAAACACTTGAGAAGGTCAGCCGAGTGCGAGAGTTTTGCAAGGCGTATTTTATCGAGGGATTGTCCGTCACTGAGGCGACGGCGCGTCAAGGGCTGTCCGAAAGCACGGGCTGGGCGTACAAGAGGGAGATTATAGGCGACTTGCAGTAGACTTATAGAGCGGTTGGAGCTACACATAGAGTGCGACCGTGTGATAACATTAAAATCAGCGAAGAGCGCAAAGCGCAGGACGCTGGGCTATAATCAGCAGCAAAGCCGCGGCGAACGTCACGGCTTTTGTTTTGGGGTGATTTGTGCTTTACCTCCGGCGCAGATCGGGACGCAACGCAACAGGGACGCAGAGTGGGAGCGGCGTTGCTTATGCTGATTCAGGAGGATGTGCAGAGAGGGTTTGCGGCATGGAGAAACAGCAAACTCAAAAGACAGCCGAGGAACGCTATGAAGAACTTCGGCAAGAAAACATCCGAAGACTGCAAAGAGAGATTGAATTTCTGGAAGATCGGATTCAGCAGAGCCAGCAGTTCGCCTCATTCCCGAACTGCTTTATGCAGCCAATTCCGATCACGCACGATGAGCAAATGCTGTCGGCGATGTGTTGCACAAACATTTTTCCATCTCCGCCGCCGAAATCGTCACTTGACAAGATGCTCGAAACGCTGGAATGGGAAAATTCGCACGGCTGGCTGTACAAGATGATACACTGGCTGGAAAAACCAAAATATAAACAATGAAAAATATATGTTGACACATATATAAAAAAGTGCTATAATGATGGCGGAGGTGATGGGATGCCAAATGAAAGCCAGATTGCGGCAACCCGGCGCTATAAAGAGCGCCATATCCGCCGCGTAGCGCTGGAAATGCAAAAAGAAGAATATGAAAGGTTAAAAAATCATGCGGATGTGCAGCGGGAGACCGTCAGCGGCTATCTCAAAGTAGCAATGCGCGAGCGTATGAGGAAGGAGGACGAAGGCAATGTATGAAAGGATTGAGTACACCAACAGCGCCGAGCTTTGCGAGCGGATGGCGCAGGAGTGCGACACAGCGATCATTGCTTTCTCCACCGGTAAGGACAGCATTGCAGCGTGGCTACAAATGCGCCGATACTTTAAGCACATCGTACCGTACTACTGTTATAGTGTCCCGAATCTTGGTTTTGTGGAAAGAAGTCTTGCGTACTATGAGGATTTTTTCGGGACGCATATCTATCGGCTGCCACACCGAAGCCTTTACCGCTGGATGCGAGGGCTTGTGTTCCAGCCGCCGGATCATGTGACAAAAATCGAAGCGCTGGACATACCCGGCGAAGAATACGACGACGCGATGATTGGCGAGATCGTCCGTCAGACGGCAGGACTGCCAGATGGCGCATACACAGGAACAGGCGTTCGCATGGCGGATTCACCTATGCGCCGCGTCGGCCTGAAAACGCACGGCTGCATCAATCGCAATCGGAAGTGTTTTTACCCGGTCTATGATTGGACAAAAGCCGACCTTTTGCGGGAAATAGATTCGGCTGGCGTGAAACTTCCGCCTGACTATAAGCTGTTCGGCAGAACGTTTGACGGTATTGATTACCGATTCCTTGCCCCGATCAAGGAGCATTATCCGGAAGATTACGAAAAAATCATTACATGGTTTCCGCTTGCCGAACTGGAAATTATGAGGAGGGAAATGTAATGGGCTATTGGGACAAAAAAGAACCTTCCGCGCCCGAACCGGAGGAACAGGAGCAGGCGGACAGCCTTGAAAATGTCGAAGCCGAATGCCTTGAAGAAATGGGCGAGGTTGAAAAAGGATTCCGCGAGCGCATGAAGGCGGAGAATGACCGCTTCCGCGACATGTGCGACACTGAGTATTGGGTCTGCTTGTGCTTTAAGAGCAGAGCACAAAAGGAGGAGTTTTTACAGAGTGTCGGCATGGAAACCGACTTGAAGTACATCGACGGGCGAGAGATGGCACGGGCAGTGAAGCGCCCGGTCAGGACACCGGATTTGAAGTTTGCAAAGATTAAAGCGCCGGACAAAGAGTTTTCGGCGCGGGCTATGGATGTCTGATAAACCCCACGAAAGAGCTGCACATGCGGCTCTTTTTTTGTAGCAGAAAGGAGGTGATTGCATGACCGCAATGCAGCGCAGAATCAACCGCGCAACCGGTGTTTCGGGCGCTGGTGCACGTCGTTGTGAAAGCCGCCGAGTGCAAAGCTCGATGCGAGCGAGAGCGAGCGGCACCTAAACGATGGGCGAGCGCCCGCTAACATAAGAAGGAGGTGGGCGCTTGCCCGGTGGAAGACCACGCTTTGAGTTTACCGAGGAGCGTTTAGATACAATCAAGGAGCTTGCAGCCGAGGGCGCGACGATTGAAGAACTTGCGCACGCCGTCGGATGTGCAGATTCGACCTTCCGTGCCAACAAAAAGGCGATGGAAGCGTATCGGTGGGGCGTACAGGAATCAAAACTCAGCTTGCGTCACTGGCAATTTTTACAGGCAAAAAGCGGAAATGTGCAGATGCTGATTTGGTTGGGGAAAAATATGCTGGGACAGGCTGATAACGTGAAGAACGAGGACAACAAAGCGGTAGAGAAGCTGGATTCGCTGTTAAAGGAGTTTCAAGATGCTGTTAAGCGATAAACAAACGGAGTTTGTACGCGAGGCGCATCACAGATGGAACTTCAAGGGTGGGGCAACGCGAAGCGGAAAAACATATCTGGATTTCAGATGGGTCATTCCGATGCGGATAAGGGAGCGCATAGGCAAAGAGGGCTTGACGGTCATTCTTGGCGTTACCAAAAGCACGATTGAAAGAAACGTGCTTGAACCTATGCGGAATATCTATGGTGATGAGCTTGTCGGCACGATATCCAGCGATAACCGCATCTGGCTTTTTGGCGAACGTTGTTATGCACTCGGCGCGGAGAAAATCACGCAAGTCTCTAAAATCCGCGGCGCGTCAATCAAGTATTGTTACGGAGACGAGGTCGCGGATTGGAGCATCGAGGTTTTTGAGCTGCTGAAAAGCCGCCTGGACAAGGCGTATTCCTGCTTTGATGGCACGTTCAACCCACAATATCCTAGTCATTGGCTAAAGACGTTCTTAGACAGCGATGCGGACATATTCAGCCAAACCTACACGATAGATGATAATCCGTTCTTGCCGCCGGAGTTTATCGAAAACCTGAAACGCGAATATACCGGATCGGTGTACTATAAGCGTTATATTCTGGGGGAATGGTCTCTTGCGGAAGGCATGGTATACCCCGAATACTCAAAGTCGCTCGAAACACCGTTCACGCCGCCGCGCTGGCGTGACGTTTTCATCTCTATTGACTACGGCACGCAAAACGCCTTCGCTGCTCTGTTGTGGGGCAAAAGCGAGGGCGTTTGGCATATTTTCCGGGAATATCGCTATTCAGGACGCGACACGCAGGTGCAAAAGACCGATGAGGACTATGTGCGCGACATGGAGCGGTTTGTCAGCGAGAGCCTGCCGGAAGACCAGCAGCGCGGCGTTATGACGATCATTGACCCTTCGGCGGCATCGTTTATCGCGGCGCTTAGACGCTCACGGCTTGCCTTCCGTGTTAGGAAGGCAGATAACGACGTTCTGGACGGCATCCGCGACGTTGCGGTTTGCATGCAGCGCGGAGACGTGCGGATTTTCGACAATCTGCCGGAGCTGCGGAAAGAGTTTGACGGCTATGTTTGGGACGATAAAGCAGATGACAAGCCGATAAAGGTAAATGACCATCTGATGGACGCACTGCGCTATGGCGTGCGCACCATGCGGCTGGTCAAGCCAAAGGAAGAGTATAAAAGCCCATTTTTTAAACAGGGGAGGTGATGGCGTTGCTGACGTGGCAGGATTTCCCGACGGACGAGGATAAAATCCCCGATTTCATCTCGCAGATGATTGCGGAGCACAAACAAAATGAAGCGGTTGAAATGGCGCGGACTGCTGACCTGTACGACCATCAAAGAAACAAAACCGTCAATGAATATGTGCAGAAAATCTATTCGTCCACCGGAGTATCGGTGCAAAACTATGTTGCGTCAAACAACAAGATCGCGTCGAATTTCTTCCGGAGGTTGAATACGCAGCGCTGTGCCTACTCGCTGGGCAACGGCGTGACCTTTGCAAGCGACAAAGACACCGATGGAAAAGTGAAGCCGGACGGCGGGACTAAAGCAAAGCTGGGTAAGACGTTTGATACCGAGTTATACAGAGCTGGATATCTGGCGCTGATTCACGGTGTCAGTTTTGTGTTTTTCAACTTTGATCACATCCATGTCTTCCCACTGACTGAGTTTGTGCCCTTGTGGGACGAGAATGACGGCACGCTGCGCGCTGGCCTGCGGTACTGGCGCATTGACGGCACTAAGCCGACGATTGCTGTACTGTACACCGAAGACGGTTACAGACGGTTTAAATCAAAATCTGGGTATGCGCGATTTGAGAAAGATGGAGATCTGCGTGCGTACAAGCAGACCGTCTCGAAAGCGCCTGCCGATGCAGAGCCTGAGGTTATCGCCGAGGAAAATTACAGCCGCCTGCCGATTGTCCCGCTGTGGGGAAGCCGATTGCATCAGTCGACGCTTGTCGGTTTGCAGCAGAGCATTGACAGCTATGATCTGATTCGGTCTGGATTTGCAAACGATTTGCAGGACTGTGCGCAAATCTATTGGATTCTGGAAAACTACGGCGGTATGGATGACGAGAGTTTGCAGAAATTCCGCGACCAAATCCTCTTACAGCATATCGCAGTCGCAGATACGCGCGATGGCGGCGGTATCAAGCCATATACGCAAGACGTACCGTATGCTGCGCGGACGGCGTATTTGCAGACCATCAGGCAGGATATCTACGAGGATTTCGGTGGGTTTGACACTAAGGCGATTTCGGCATCTAACCAGACAGCAACGGCGATTAACTCCGCGTATCAGCCGCTCGATGAGAACGCGGATGACTTTGAAAATCAGCTCGAATCCTGCATTCGGTCGATTCTGGGGCTGATTGGCATTGATGATGTTCCTGTTTTCAAGCGAAACCGCATCAGCAATCAGCTTGAACAGGTTCAAATGCTGATGCTTGAAGCGCCGTATCTTGACAGACAGACGATCCTTGAGAATCTGCCAAATATCTACATCGACAAAGTGCCGGAGATCATGGCGCGGCTGGATGAGGAAACGGAAGGGCGGTTCGTGCGCGAGGGCGGAGAAGATGCTGGTGATGACGAGTGACAGATCAGGCGGTTCGGTGGACTGACAAGCAGATTGAAGAGCTAGAGCGGCGCATCCGCGACGTGTACACCGACGCGGCGGCTGATATCCAGCGCAAACTTGACAAGTTCATCACGAAATTCCGCAGGGACGACAAAAAGTACCGTGCGCAGCTCGAAGCGGGAGAAATCACGCCGGAAACCTATCGCGATTGGCTGGCAGGGCAAGTGTTCCAAGGCAAGCGCTGGCGGCAGATGCTTGCCAACATGACCGAGACGCTGACGCACAGCAACGAGCTTGCTATGCAGATCATCAACGACACGACCCCGGAAGCGTTTGCCTATAATGCCAACTGGTCGAGCTATATGCTCGAAAAGGGCGCACGGATAAACATGGGCTTTGAGCTGTACGACGCATCGACCGTCAAGCAGCTTATCCGCGACCAGCCCGACCTTCTGCCGCCGTCAAGGGTGGATATACCGGCAGACAAGCGCTGGAATCATACGCAGATCACGCAGCAGATCACACAGGGCATCATTCAGGGCGAACCGCTTGAGACGGTTGTGAAGCGATTGCAGCGCGTGACGACGGCGAATGAGGTCAGCGCAAGGCGACACGCGAGAACCGCGATGACCTACGCACAGAACGCGGGACGCATCGAAAGCTATCATCAGGCGGCGAAGCTGGGTATCAAGCTGCAAAAGGAGTGGCGGGCGACACTGGATAACCACACGCGCCATTCTCACGCCATGCTTGACGGGCAGCGCGTAGACATTGACAAGCCGTTTCAAAGCGAGCTGGGCGAGATTATGTGTCCGGGCGACCCAAACGCAAGACCCGCGAACGTGTACAACTGCCGGTGTGCGCTTGTGTCATACAATCCCAAGTATCCGCCGCGAAATAAGACGCGGCTCGACAACATCACCCGCGAAACGATACCGTTCAAAACCTACGCGGAGTGGGCGGGATGGAAGGAGACACACAATGGCGGGAAATCTGATCGACAACAGCGCGGCGTTTCTGGCAGAGCTGGAACGCGCAAAGGCGCGGGCGCTTGAGACCATCGGCCAACAAGCCGAGCGATACGCGAAAGACAAGTGCCCCGTCGGAACGGTTGAAAGCACGGGAAAGAAAGGGTACATCGGCGGAACGTTAAGAAACAGCATCACGCACAGGGTTGACGATGATGCGGTAAGCGTGGGAAGCAACGTCGAATATGCCCCATATGTCGAGCTGGGCACTGGACCGCATTTCGAAGCACCGCCTGAATGGGAGCAGTTCGCAACGACGCGAGGAAGCGGCGTTGGTAAATCTTACGTCAGACCCAGACCGTATATCAGACCCGCGATTGAAGATCACCGAGAAGAGTATAAGGAAATCATGCGAGACGAGCTGTCAGGAGGTTAAAATGGGACTTATCAAGTGGTTCAGGCGCGAGAAAATCCGTCGGAGAGCGCAAAAAGAGATCAAGCAGGCGCGAGAAACCGCGTCCGGCACAAGGCAAGGTCAACGCGCACTGGCGCGGAAGATCGAGAAAATCAGGGCAAAGGCGAACAGAGAAATTGACAAGCACCGCTGAGAGCAGCGGTTTTTCTTTTGGCAAAAACGGCAAAGTACCGCCGTTTGCATATAAAGCGAAGGGCAAAGAACAGCCCCCGAAGTAAAGGAGCGTAAACATGGCATTCACGAGAAAATTCCTCAAGGCGCTTGGTCTGACCGAAGAACAGGTTGACAGCGTGGTTGAGGCGCACACGGAAACCGTCGACGGGCTGAAAAGCCAGATGGCGGGCTACAAAGCCGACGCTGAGAAGCTGGAAGGCGTTCAGAGGGAGTTGAACGACCTGAAAGCAAAGGACGACGGAGAGGACTACAAAAGCAAGTATGACAGCGAACACGCGGCTTTTGAGAAGTACAAGAACGATCAGAACGCCAAAGAATCGGCGGCACTGGCCGAGCGACTGTACCGGGAGCAGCTTAACGCGCTGGGCATCACTGGAAAGCGAGCTGACAGCATTGTGCGCCTGACTGATCTTTCCACTGTGAAGATCAAGGATGGCAAGCTGGAAGATGCTGACGGCGTGAAGAAGGGCATCCAGACCGACTATGCGGACTTTATCCCAAACACCAATACACACGGCGCGAATGTGGATAATCCGCCCGACAACAACGGTGGCGGGGTATCCAGCCGCGCGGCACAGGTTGCCAAGGATTATTACGCCGCGATTTATGGCGCGGCAGAAGGAGCGAAAAAATGAGCTTTATCAAAGCTGAAAACGGCGCGGTTTACGCGCCTGGTTATTTTCTGGTTCATCCCGAAGACGTAACGCGGGAGACTTGCACGGTCAAGGCAGACCACGAGAACGTCAAAACCGCCACAAACGGCGGCAAGTATGTTCCGGCGGGGTCTGTCATCCCGGCGAATGACGCAACGGCGGTCGGCATCCTGTATGAGGATGTGGACGTGTCCAGCGGCGACATGCCGGGGTCTATCGTTACGCGCGGAGCTGTCTATGAGGACAAGATTTCTCCGGCGGTTGATACGGCTGCAAAGACGGCGCTGAAAGGCATCACCTTTGTTGCCACTGCCCCGGCGATCACGCGCCCGTACTGAAAGAGGTGAAGAAAAATGGCTGAAATGTTTGAAAACAACATTCTGGGTTTTATCCCGCAGAAAGACTGGCTGAACATCCCGTTCCAGGTTACCCGCCCGAACGACCCGATTGACGGTCTGTTCGGCGACACGCGAACCGCGAATCTGGTAGCCTGCTGGCAGAGCATCGCGGCGCAGTATCAGATCCCCGTCATGGCACAGTTCCACGGCTTTGATACCGAAGCACGAACGACCTTCCGCGTTCCGGTTGATACGCACAACATCGAAAAGGGTCTGATTAAGGTCAAAATCAATCAGTCCGAACGTATGCGCACTCTTCTGCGAAGCGGCGTGCAGCAGAACGACATGTACGATTATGTCATCCGCGATGGCATTAACCTGTCGGAGCAGGTCGTGACGCGCACGAAGGTTGCCAAGAACGAGCTGCTTGCGACGGGCAATGTGACGATCAAGGAGAATAACCTCGACCTGACCGTTGATTACGGCGTTCCGTCCGGGCAGACCTCCAAGACGCTCGACCTGTCCGAGAGCGCTAACGTGCCGAAGCTGCTGCAAGCGCTGATCGATGAGGCGACCGACAACGGCGTGACGCTGACCGGCATTTATACCAGCAAGGCGAACATCACCAAAATGCGCAGCAATGCGGCCATTCAGAAGGCTGTGAACGGCAACGTTGGCGCTGGCGCGCTTGTCCGCGCGGACGCTTTCAACGCCTATCTCAATGAGGAGTTCGGCATTCAGCGCGTTATCGCAAACGATTTGACCTACGCGGTCGAAAGCGGCGTCGGCGCGAATGGCCGCCCGAACAGAACGACGAAGCGCTACTATCCGAAAGATAAGATCACGCTCTTCGCGGCGAATCCTGCCGGCCGTCTGGGCGAGGGTCTGTGGGGCGACCCGCCGGAGACTGACGCGGGCGCGTTTATGCCGGTCGGCGCGAGCAGCGTAAGCCCGTATGTCTACGTTTCGCAGTGGATGGAGCAGGACCCGGCAGTTCTGTGGACGAAGGCAAGCGCGCTCTTTATGCCGGTGCTTTACAATCCGAACAGCCTGTACATCGCGTCTGTGACGGGGGAATAACGGAGCTGTCCGAAACGCCTACGCTTCAAAGCGCCAATCTTGGCGGCATGACAAAGGCTGAATTGCTGGCGTATGCCGCCGAGAAGGGCGTTGAGGGTGTCGGCAGCTCGATGAACAAGGCGGATATCGTGGCGGCGATCAAAGCCGCAGAAACGGAGCAAACCAATGCTTGAAGCGGTTTTGACGTATCTGCATAACTGGTTTCCCGTCAGGTGTGACGCTGGGGCGTTCACCATCGCTTCCGGCATCCCTGACGTTGGCTTTTTGAAGCCGGGGCAATACTACCGCATTAAGGGCAGCGTGTTTTCCGACGGGCTGCACGTCTATCAGAGCGGCGAGACGCTGGCAGATGAAACCTTCAAGGGCGAAATCTGGGCGCTGGCAATCCCGAAAAGCGTCAAAGAGCTTGCGGTGGAAATCGCCGCGTACACGGAGAAGAACCCGGTGACCGACAAGGTTTCTGAGAGTTTCGGCGGTTACAGTTACTCCCGCGCATCCGGCACGACTGGTGCGCCGATGGGCTGGCAGGAGGCTTTTGCCTCCCGCCTTGCCCCTTATCGGAGGATAAACGATGACTAACGCAGAGCTAATCGAGAGATTTTCTCAGCCGTGCGTGATGCTGGAAAAAAAGCGCGTCCCTGACGGGCTAGGCGGCTTTGAAACGAGCTGGGCGGACGGCGACGAGTTCGACGCGGCGATTGTCAAAGATCAGAGCCTGCAAGCGCGTGTCGCCGAGAAGCAGGGCGTTTCCAGCGTCTACACCATCACGACGGCGCGAGGCGTTGCGCTTGAGTATCACGAGGTTTTCCGCCGCGTTTCTGACGGAGCAATCTTCCGTGTGACGAGCGACTACACCGACAGCAGACCGCCCGATATGGCGACGTTTGACTTTGAGCAAGTGACGGCTGAGAGGTGGGAGCTTCCGACATGACCGAGACGGCAAAGGCGCTATACAGCTTTTATTCCGGGTTCCGCATTGACGCATACCCGGAAAGCAATGTGCCGGAGAACGCAAAACTCCCATACATCACCTACACCGTCATTGAGCCGGACTGGCGAAACGCTGCAAGCCATCAGGCGCGGGTTTGGTATCGGTCGGAGAGCTACAAGGGCATATGCGCCAAGGTTGACGAGATCACAAGGGCGGTGGGTGAGCTGGTTATGCTTCCGACGGCGAACGGCTATGTCGCCATTCGCCCTGCCGACCCGCTGGTGCAGTATCAGCCCATCGCAAACCCGGAAATCAAAGTCGCGTATCTCAATTTTCAAATCAATTCGTATCAATCGAGGTGATATAAATGGGCAAACCTGTTACGGCTGTCAGGCCGCAGACGTTTGAGCGGTTGCAGCTCAACGCGGGCGCTTTTCTCAAAAATTTTGACCTGAGCACCTACACCGAATACAGCGCGCTCGAAGAAGCCCTTTTTGCCGCTATTAAGGACGGCACAAAGGCGCTGGGCGCGACGCGAGGCGGCGGCACGTTTACCGCAACGCCAACCATGCGCAGCATCGAGGCGGACGGAAAGCGGTATGAGTTCAAGGGCAGCACGGTCATTGATACTTGGGATATCAAGCTGACCGCGACGCTTATGGAGATCACGCCGGATAACTTCGTGCTTGCACTCGGCACGGCTGAGAAGACCGAGGACAAAGCCTTCACGGTCGGGAAAAAGACCACGATCAAGCTGCGAACCAACATCGAAGACGGCGACTATATTCAGAACCTCGTCTGGTTTGGCAACACGTCCAAGGGGCTTGTCGCCATCGCGCTTGACAACGCGCTGAACAACACGGGCGTGACGTTGACTTTCAGCGACAAGGGAGAGGGCACAATCCCGGTCGAGTTCCACGCTTATCAGGACACCGTGGAGAACAACGAGTACGCGCCTTGCGCAATCTACTATTTCGACAAAGCGGCGCAATAACAACACGCCGGGGGCTTTGCCTTCGGCGCTTTTCTTTTTTGAGGTGAGAAAATGAAACTTTCGGAAATGAACGGTGAAGAGCTATCTGTCTGTCTTTGCAAAATCGCAGAGCCGATTGAACGGATCGGCTTTGACAAGAAGACGACGGAGACCTTTCAGAAAATCGCCGATTTGAGCAAAAGCGGCATGAACAACATCCAGCAGACCTCTATGATGATCGGCAAGTTCGTTCCGCTGCTGCTAGACGACCACAGGGAGGACACGTTCGCCATCTTGGCGGCAATCAACGACAAAACCGTTGAGGAAATCCGCAGTCAGAAGGGCATGCAGACCATCAAGGAGCTGAAAAATGCACTCGCAGACCCCGACCTGATGGATTTTTTTACGTCGTCCGTGCATACGGTCGGAAAGCTGTAACGGCGGCGATTTACAGGCACGGAGCACCGCCGACAATCGCGGCACTCTCTGATCTTTTGGCAGATGATCGTCAAAAATGGCTGGGCGACGTGTACAGCGCGAAGATGCTTTCCGCCATCTGTCAGGCGATGGGGAGCGAACCCGTGAGCTATGAGGAGTTTGTCGGGCTGGTGGAGCAGGATAACCGAACGGGCCAGGAGATCATTGATGACCTGATTGCCGAGCACGAGAGAAGGAAAAAAGCAAGAGGGGAGGGGTAAAGCATGGATTTGTTTACGCTTGTAGCCAAGATCGGGCTGGACTCGAAGGAGTACGAGCAGGGCATCCGCAAAGCTAAAAACGATGCGCAAACTGCTGCGCAGAGTATTGGGCGCTCGTCCGAATCCGTAAAGAACGCAGCCAAGGAAGCGGGAGAAGGCATCAAGAACGCGACCAAGGGAACGGAAAGCGCGACGAAGACGACAACGGAAAGAAATAAGACGTTGTGGGAACGCATGTTTTCCGCAGTCGAAAGCAACGGAAAATCGAAGATGGAGAGCCTGAGCGCGTGGACGCTTGCGAAGGCCAAGCTGCTGGCCGACGGAATTAAAAGCGCGTTTTCCAAGATTTTTGACATCGTGAAAAAGGCGATTGTGTCCTCCGCAGACAAGGAAGCCCTTGATTCTCTTGCCAGTCAAACGTTCGGTGAGCTGGAATCTGCTGCAAATGGCGCTCTTGACACGATCAGCAAGGACACAAACATTCTAGCCGGAAGACTTAAAGGCGTTGGCACGTCATCCTTCATGCAGTTTAGGAGCGCGGGCGTGGACGCAGCGGAAGCTATATCCATGATGGATAAATATGTCCGCCTCGCCGCTGACAGTGCAGCCGCGTATAACATCAGCGTTGAAGACGCAGATGTAAGGCTGAGATCGTTTCTGCGTGGAAATGTAGAGGCTGGCGATTCAATCGGTCTCCAAATCTCCGAATCTACACGCGCATCGAAAGCGCTTGAAGTATACGGGAAGAAATGGTCTGAACTCACAGAAGCACAGAAACAGAATCTTCTTCTTAACGTCGTTGACGAGATGTATACCGCTTCCGGCGTTATCGGGCAAGCAGCAAGAGAAGGTCACGGATGGGAAACCGTAATCGGCAATCTCAGCTCCGCGCTATACGGAATAGACGGAATCATGCCAAAGATTGGCGATAGTTTCAGAACAAATCTGATTCCGGTAATCGAAAAAGCGACGGATTTTCTCACTGACGAAACAATTCAAATGCGCGCCGGCATGCTGGCGGCAAGTCTGGCAGACGCGACGGGCTGGGTCTTTGACGGCGTTATTGATCTGCTGGATAAGATTCTGGCGTGGAGCAGCGGAGAAGAAGAACCCAGCGACACCGCGCAGGCGCTCTTTGATATTGCCAGCTCGTTTGGCAACATTGCAGACATGATCTTCACGGGAGTTGTGGACTTCTTGACGCTGCTTTTCAATGGCTTTGACAAGGAGACAGCCGAAAACGTAGAGGGATTTCTTGAGGATTTCAGTGCCTTTGTTGACGACCCTCTCTTTCAAACGGCGGCGGTTGTTCTTGGCGGTATTGTTACCGCGTGGATTGCCATGAAATCGCCTCTTGTCCTTGTTGGCTTGGCGGTTGGGGCGATTGTCACTCACTGGAAAGATATTAAAGAATGGGCCGGAAAAGCGCTGAAAGCGGTAAAGGACTTCTTTGGGACGGAGGTTGCCGACGCGCTGACAAATATTGTGTCTGGGATTGCCGGATGGTTTGAATCCATTCAAACCATGGCGAGCGACGCACTGACGGCAGTTGACGATTTTTTCAAGGCGCAGTTTGACATTAGCCTTACGGATATCGTCCAAAACGTGGCTGACGCTTTTAAATCTGTTTATGACTGGGCGCACGATGCGCTGACTAACGCAGCCGATTTCTTTAACGCTACCTTCTCTGACCCGATCAGCGGAATCCTTGATAGTATTTCGGGATGGTTTGACAACGTGATTTCCAAGGCCGGAACGGCCATTGAAAAGGTTCAGACCTTTTTGGGGCTGGCCACTGAAAAGAGAGACAGCAACCCCAATAATCCATACGGGAATAACTGGCACAATACGGGAACTCCGCGAAAGGCAACCGGCCTTAACTATGTGCCATATAATGACTTCCCGGCAATCCTGCATGCAGGCGAAGCTGTTCTGAACCGCGCAGACGCGACGGCCTACCGCGCCGGAAACGTCGGTGGTATCAGCGTGGAGAGCATCAGTCAAGCCGTCGCCGTCGCTGTGCGCGAAGCGCTTGACGGCGTGGGTGTGTACATGGGCGCGGATAGAGTGGGCGATCTTGTGACGCAGCGCGTGAGCCGCAACATCGCAAAGGGCGCAAGAGCTATGAGGTATGCAAACGTATGATGACGAGATACGCCTGCCGACTGAACGGCATTGATTTGTCGAGCATCGATCCGGCAATTTATGTGCTTGACGTGAGCACCGTTTCGCCCGTGCGCGATCTTGTGACGACACCGCTTGCAGGCCGAAGCGGACAGCGAATCACGAAGCGCACGACGAACAGCCTGAGCGTCGAAGTAAAATTTGAAATCCACGAGCAGAATACCATTCGCCGCGCCCTTATCGCGGAGAAAGTGACGGAGTGGGCGATTCTCGGCGGCGTTCTGACGACAAACGACCGCCCCGAAAGGCGGCTGCACGTCATTTGTGAGACCCTGCCGAACTTCTCCGCTCTGCGCTGGACAAACAGCATGACGGCGACGTTTACGGCTTTTGAGATCCCCTTCTGGGAAAGCGAATACCCGCGAAACGCGACGGTTGACGGGAACGGCGAGGCTCAAATGATTGCGCCAGGCTTTGCGGATGATTCCCGCGTGTGGGCAAGTGTGACCAACGCCGGAACGGGCGCGATCACGACCGTAAACCTGACAGCCGGACAAACCGCGCTGCACTTCTCCGGGCTTTCGCTCCCTTCCGGCTCGGTGCTGGAAGTCGGAACGGACGAGCACGGCGTTTTTTATGCGCGGATCGGAAACAAAAGCGTGCTGAGCAAGCGAACGGCAGAATCGAGCGATGAACTGCGGCTTGAAGCCGGAAAATTTGGCAAGCTGTCCGTCTCCACAGACGGAAAAGCAAAGACGAGATTCGGCGTGAGGGGGTATTACACATGAGCGTAAGGCTTCCGCGTCTGCTTGACGCGCAGCTCCGCGAGGTGTGCCGCCTCCATCCCGTTACGCTGTCCATCAACGAGCGGCTTGTACCGCCGCATGACGCTTCCATGACGCTTCCTCCGGGCGAGGGAGCGCCTTTCCATGCATGGGTAGAGCTTTATACCATCGACGGCGGCGCAGGCTTCTACCGCGTGTCTAGCGCGTCTGAAAGCTATGTCGACACGGGCGACGTTGACCTAGAGCACAGCGCGGCGATTCTCGGCGACGCGATCATTCCCGGCGAGGGGACGTACAGCGGAACATGCGCCGAAGTGCTGACGGCAATGCTGGCAAATCAGACGACGCTTGTAAACGGCCAAAAGCCTTGGGTACTCGGCACGTGCGCGAAAAGCGCGAGCATCGAATATGCGTATGACTGCAACAACATCCTGTCTGCGATGACGGAAGTGGTCGGCGACGAGAAAGACGGCTACGCGCTCGAATTCGACGATACGCACGGTTTCCCTTGGCGGGTGAACGTCGTATCGGTCGAAACAACCGCGAGTTGCGAGGGACGGCTGAGCCGAAACCTCGAAAGCGTCAGCGTCTCGATATCCGATGACGAGTTCTGCACGCGGATTTACTGCAAGAGTCTCCCAGAGCCGCACTATATCGACGGCCCGACCGTCGGCGTGTGGGGAATCATCACGAAGACGATCACCGCCGGAGAGGGCGTTACTGCCGAGAGCCTGCAAAGCTACATCACGCGATATCTCGAAGACCACAAAAACCCGCGAATCAGCATTGAGATCAACGGCGTTGATTTGGCGACCGCGACAGGAGAAAGTCTTGATTCCTTCCGAATCGGTCGGCTTTTCCGGCTCGCGCTCCCCGATTACGGCGTAAAGATGGAAGAGCGAATCCTCGTGCGCAGCATCACTGACGTTTACGGCGACCCGCGCGGCGTAAGGCTGACGCTTGCAAGCAACATCCGCGACACGGCGGAAGATCTCGTCCGGCTGGACAACACCGTTACAGGCGGCTCGTCGCAGAACAGCACAAAAAAGTATATCGGCGGCGGCAAAGGCACCAGCCTGTCGAAAACGTCCGTGCTTGATATGCTTAAAAAGACCGATTCCTTCACGAGCGCAACGGAGGCATGGGTTAAAGAAGCTGGCGTGAAGATTGAGGCGAATCACGCCGACCTATACGCAACGAAGAAAGCGATCACGGGAAATTGGGCGGGAGACGTTGAGACGATTAACGCCTTGATTACCGCATCGAGCGATAACGGCGGCCTTGTATCAATGCTTGTTGGTCGGCATAACAAGTTTGAGGACGTGAACGCCGCCATCTCTGCAACCGCCGCTGGGGGCGGCTTGATCAACATGAAGGCCGATGCTAAGACGGTTACGGATATGGGAGAACGTCTATCGTCGGCGGAGATCACGCTGAACGGCGCGGACGGGCAGATTGGCCTTGTTGGGCGCGTCGAAACAGCAGAAGGGGATATCAAGTCCGCAGCAGTCAAGATTGACGGATTAAACAGCTCGATTGTCTTAAAAGCGGACGCGACTGTAACGGACGCGCTCGGCGAAAGAGTTAGTAGCGCAGAAATCAGAATCGACGGTCTGAACAGCGAAATCGAGCTGAAAGCGGACAAGATCATGCTGAAAGGATACGTCACAGCAGACCAGCTATCCGCTGAATTGGCAGATTTTAAGCTGACAATGAACGAAAGTGTAGTTACGAACTTTCTTGGTGTAAACAATAAAGCTGTGATTAATTCGATGACTTTAGACACGAAACCTATATCATTGGAAAGCCTAGATGTCGCCACAGGAAGAAGCACCGGGACAGTCGTGTATGTTTCGCAAGTCAATTTGAACAGTGATGGGACAGTAAAAAGCGTAAAAGGAGATAGTAAAACGTTTGTGACAGGACTGTCTTATTCAACGATTCAATATTTAAAATGGAGTTGATGATATGGACGATATAAACGGAATGACGCTTGCGCTCGGAAATGCGCTTATTCTTCTGGACGATGTGCAAACGTCGGGAAGATCAAACCTTGACCGTTTGCTAACGGCAATGCAACAAATCGATAAGGTAAGGAGAACCCTTTTAAGCGTGAAGGAGGAATCCGCAAATGAAAATCACGACGAGCAAAGGCAAGACGCTTGATGCAAACTGGGCGTTCGGCCCAACCAGCGAATCCGGAAGTCTGATGATCGAGATCCCCGGCAATCGTCGCCTGTCGGAAATTGCCGCTGATTTCGAGGACAACAGCAGGATTGAGAAGACAGACGAGACGAAACCCGGCGTGACCGAAATCTATGAAGGATTTACCGAACTTGCAGCCATCCAGCGCAACAAAAACGGCAGCGTGCTTGTAAAGCTGACAAAGGAGTGATGGCCTTGAATCTCGGCGTATTCAAGCGCAGAGTTGACGTTGACGCTGAAATCCAGATGACCCCGCTAAAGTCGCTGTATGCGTCAAACGACAAGGACGCGCATATCTTCGAGCTTTCTCTCTACCGAGGCGCTCAAGAAATGGATTTGAGCGGCGCAAGCGCTCGGGGCTATTTTATCCGCGCAGACGGGTATACCGTTCCCATCACGGGAGCGATCAGCGGCAATGTCGTGACCCTCACGCTTTCGGAGAGCTGCTATTACGTCGTCGGCAACTTTAATCTCATCATTAAGGTTTCCATCGGCGAAATCCGAAAGTCTGTTTTTTGGGGAAACGGCTATGTCGTGCGCAGCATGACAGACGCGATTGTCGATGAGGAAAACGTTATTCCGTCGCTTGATGAGCTTCTGGCGCAAATTGCCGCCGCAGAATCGGCAGCGAAGGCGGCGAACACGGCGGCAACGAATGCAAACAACGCGACCAAGGCCGCGCAGACGGCGACGACCAACGCCAACACAGCAACTAAGGCTGCGAACACGGCGGCAACGAATGCAAACAACGCGACCAAGGCCGCGCAGACGGCGACGACCAACGCCAGCACAGCAACAAAAGCCGCAAATACCGCCGCTGGGAAAATCGACAACATGACTGTGCAGGCATCCGGCCTTGAAGCGGGCGCTGCACCGACGGCAGACTTGTCGCTTGTGGACGGCCATTATAATCTGTCTTTTGCTATCCCAAAGGGAGACAAGGGAAACACGGGCGCGACGGGCGCAACCCCGGATATTATGGTCAAAGTTGTTACTGGCGAGGCGGGCACACAAGCAAGTGTCGCCCAAAGTGGTACGGCGGAGAACCCGGTTATTACGCTGACCATCCCGCGCGGCGACACCGGAAGCATCGACAATCTCGCGGAGAATGTTGCGCTTGAGATCGCCAAGTATAATTTTGGCCAGCCGTACAACCTGCTGGACAACAGCGACTTTGCCCACCCGATTGCGCAGGCGGGCGTGAACGGGGCGCACGGCGCGACCGGGTATGCTGTGGATCGCTGGATGCGGACGAGCGGCG